CTGATGGGGATTTTGTTACCTTACCAGCTTTTGCCCAATCACTTATATATTTTGATAGCTCTTCATCCGTTGCATTTGGATGTTCTCTTAGATATCCGGCTATTTTCATACCACCAACTTCTGCAAATGCTCCTGCTGGTGTACCGGGTGCTTTCATTTTACCACTTCTATAACCTTCAAATGAACTACCATCTCTACTTTCCATTTCTTTTGTTCCCGTTTTGGAAACATATTGTGTAGTTGGTTTATTTTGTGCAGTTTTTTCAGCGCCACTTAAACCTATATCAGCTTTAGGTGCAATCTTTTGTACACCTACTTTTTGAGTCGGTGCTGTATTTGCTGATTTTTCAGTTGGTATTTTTCCACCATTTGCAGCTTTAGCTTTACTTATTTCAGCAGAAGTTGGTTTAGTGTGTATAGATGGATTTAATTTATTAACTACATAAATATTACCTGATTTTTTGTTCTTTACAACTTCCTCTTCATTTATATATGAAAAGTATACTCTTGCTTTTTGCGCCATTTCATTGGCATCAGAAACACCATTCTCTCTCAAAATTTCTGCTAATGTTGTAACTTGTTGTTCCTTTGTTAAATCAATAATACCATGCTCTACACGATATTCTAACTCTTTAAGGATTTCTTGGAAATTTATTGACATCTTTATTTTAATTTGTATTAAACACAATTATATGATATAAATATAAATTTTTAATCTATTACACTTAAATCATCATAATTCTTTCCTTCTTCCGCTCGGACTGGAAATCCACCTTCTTCCATAATTGTCGTAACCGATTTTAAAATCTCATCTCTTTCTTCGGAATGAGTATCTATAAGAAAAGCATCATAGGTATAAAGTACCATTTTCGATTTTTTACACTCCAACCAATCTAACACCTTACCAATCTTCATATAATTGATTTCAGTTTCCAACGCCTGTAACAAATAGTTGAATACCTTTTGTTCAGTCGCTCCCTCAATTTTTGAGAAATGGATTTCCCTCTTATGAAGAGGTGTTGTTAAACGGCCGGAGATTACGAACTTTTGGTATAATCCCTTTATATATTTATCAACTTCTATAAAAAACGGAATCTTTCTCGCATTCTCATCTAATCCCCCATAAAGATAAGTAAACGTTACCTTCTTTGCGGTTTCGTAATCACACCCATATAAATCGGCTAAGTGTTGGTGAGCAGTAACCCCGTTAGGAAACTCATACCCAATCAACTTTGCAATCAAACGAATGTGATACGACTCATAATCAAATTGAAGGAGAGTACCACCCCCAAACCTGCTTATAAATGCAGAACGAGTCCCATCGGATTTGTTAAGAGCAGAGTAGTTTACGTTTAAATGTCTATTGGATGGACGACCGGTTGTTGTATATGGATTGTATTGTGTGTATACCTTACCCCCATCTATGAAAGCAGGATTGAAGCCAAAACTATCTATAAATTTTTCTTCTTCGACCCTTACCCCAGCCCCCTCCAGCCTCCCAAGTGTTTGGATAGAATCTGAATATGTACGATACCAACTACGTCTATTTTGAATATCAGGAATTGCTTTTAAGAGCTCGTACCACTTCATTAGTGGGATACAATCATTCATCTCAATATAATCGTTTCTATACCCCTTATAAAGCGATTCAGCGAACTCGTTGAATATGAATGGTTTACCATACTCTTCAAAGTATACCCACTCATAATCCAGTCCTTTTGATTGAATATAGCGATTACCTAAAACAAGAGTATTTTCATTACAAAGTTTTTCTATTGGAAATTGTGAAACTGAATTTGCATCTATGTGTTGGAAATTCAAAATAAAATCCGTATCTTTAGTTCGTATGTATACAAACGAAATAGGAAACATCAATTCATGTCCTCGTGGAGAACTCCAAACAGGAACTACTAATGTAACATCCTTTGGATTAAGTAATTGTAAATCGGTATTTGACTCTATTAGATTCATAGAGTGTAAAGATAAGAAAAAAAATTGTAATTACAAAACTTTATTTATAAAATTGTAAAACATTTGGTAAATATAATCCAATATTTTTTATTTTATGAGTTGCTAACCCAATTGCTGCTTTATTAGAATTCATAACACCCCTATCATCTATATCTCCATTTTCTTTATAAGTTGGATTTAATGGTCCTGCTATCCTCCATTTAATATCAACAGTTGTCCAAAATGGATTATCTATATATTCGGTATATTCATCTTTAGATATTTCGTATGTAAAAGTATTTTCATCATTAGCTTTTCTAACAAAATATCTTCTGATAAATCCAATTGAATAATCATCATCGATTGGAATGGGTACAATTGTATTTGGTGTATTTACTACAAATAATTCCAAATTTTCTGCTACGTTATTATACATTTTATTTTTTAGGGGGTTCTTTTTTATCTTCAACAATTCTAAAACCAGCTTCAATGGTTGTATTCCATCCATCAGCTGCAACATTATGTTTTATATTGGTAATTTGAAATACTCCGGTTTGATTGTATATTTCAGGTATACCATCAACTTTAAAATATTGACCTGGACTAAATCCACTAAACCCATCAATTGTTATAGTAACTTCAATCGGTGATAACGTAGATTTTTTATTGTTCGGAGTTGCACCTTCAGTTCCCAATATACCATTAACGGCATTATATATTAAATCACTATCCTTATATACTAAAACAGTTATATCTTTTGGTGCGTTTTTCTTTTTTATATCTAAATAAAAATTTATAGATTTTGTAGATACTATTTGTGTAAAATCTTTAGCTTCAGTAGTTGATGTTTTTGGTGGTGTATCTGTTTGTGGTTTTCCAGCAGCTGCAGCTGCTACTGCTTTTTCAAAATTCTTTGTAATTCTTATTAATTCAACATTATTAATAGAATACCAACCATCCGCATTACCCATTGTTGCATTATCAATTGCTTTATATGCAGATGCTGGCATTACTAATTTACCATCTGCAGCATTCGGTTGCTCTTTTTTGGCATCTTCTAATAATTTACCCGAATTAAATATCTGTCTACCGGCAACTAAATTACTCATTTCAAAATTAAAACTAAATTGTTTTACATTTGAATTAATAGTAGTTGGTTTAAATCTGTAAATATCTTTTTCGTTTTGTTTTTTTACTTGATTATCAGATGATGTCATTTTAGCATCAATTATAGTTCCACCAGAATTATCATTAATATTACCATAAATCAATGTAAATAATCCATACCCATTTTCGTTTATAGTATTTAATATTTTTTCTAAAAAATCAATTCTGGTATATGTTGAATTCCAAGCTTTTACAACATCTTCGTATTTTATAAAAACGTTTAGAGCATCTCCCAATTTACTATCTCCTTCTGGTACTATTAATTGATTTGTAGGGTCATTTGGAACTCTTAATTGTTCGGTAGTGTGAAAATTGTATCCATTAATTATACCATTTCGTTTATCATTTGGAATTATTTTAATTACATTATCACCTTCTTTTGGTTCTTGTCCCTCTTTTGGCTTAGCTGGTGCATATATGTGTGGTAATGTATCGGTTGGAAAAATTACTTTATCACTTGATGATATTATGTATCTATTTGAAGTAACTGGTAATATTGTTAATTCCTTTCCATCTTTATTTTTATACGTTGGTAAATTAAATTTAAAAAATTTATCATCTATATTTTTTTCAGGTACTACATAATTCATTAAAATTTGTAATATAAATCTAAGCGATACATATGCTGTATCAGATACTGTTGTATCAGATTGTTGTTTATTTATTTTTAAAAAATTAAACCAATCATTTGCCCAATCCCCACCTTCAATTGGATGCGTCCCTTTATCTATTTTAGCCAAAAATGTTTTTTCATCCAAATTCAAATCTGCTATTATTAATTGTTTAATTTGGTCTGCGCCTGGATATTCGGTATCTAATGGTTTGACTTTATCTTGTGAATTTGTTTTAGATTTACTATGTGGTATTGCTAAACTTACTTGATTTCCTTGTGATATCTCTAATGAAACACTATATGTATTATCATCATTTATTGAAAATGAATAATCCAAAACTTTTCCCGCAACTAAATCATATGTTCCTAATGATTGTTCAACTCTACCCAAATATTCTGCAATTGCTGTTGTATCTGAACGATAATATTTTGAAAAGGATTCACAAAATTTATCATAATCATTAGTTTTTGGAACTAATGCCTGAGTTGGACTATCGAATGCTTTAATTGGTTTTAATTCACCATCTTTTAATGCATTATATTCTCTCTTTTTATTTTGCGGACTATTTATTTCCGTAGATGTGAATAAATTTTTTTTCATTAAAGAGGTATCACCCCATTCTACTAATATATTCATACCCGGTTTCATAAAAAACAATTCGAACATTTCTAATTGTTTTAAAGTAAAACATCTAACATTTATTTTAGCAGTTTTTAATGTATTATTTGCACCATCGGTATCAATATCAACTGATTCTATAATTGGTGTAGATACTTTTCTACCAGATTCTCCCTCAACAGTTATAATTTTTCCTGTAAAATCAATTCCAATGGGTGTTTTTCCAGTTGCATATGTTAAATTTAAATCATGCGAATTATTTGCAATTATACACCCTTTATAAGAGTCATCTCCACCTTTAGTTTTAATTAATTTTAATAATTCTTCTTTTCGTTTTGTAACATCGGGGTCAGCTGAACCTTTTACAACTAATGCAGCTGATGTTAATACAATCCAAGGGCTTTTAAAAGATGTCATTAGTGGATTACTCTCTCTTTGCTTCATTATATCGGTAATCCAAGGACTAAGAGGAGCTAAAAATGGAAACGGCATAACTTATTTATTTATTTTATATAGATTGTTCAAAATATCAGATGTATCTGCTGGTATTCGTAATTGTGTACCAGCTTCTACAAAGAAATTGGCATCATTTAAATTATTAGCGGTTGCTATAACCCACCACATAGAAGGGTCTTTATAGTATGTATTTGCTAACAAATCCAATCTATCACCGTCTGATGCTATAATATAGAAATCACTATCTTTTGGTTCTACTTTTGGATATATAGTAGATTCCATATATGTAACATTTGTATCAGAATCTTTTTTTGTATTAGTATATGTGTATCTATTTGCCATA